CCAAAATTGCACGCTGGAGAAGATGCTCAGAAGGGAAGGTAAGGCAGCAGTTGATGATAGCCGAAACATTTATTGACGCCTGCATCATCATGACTGGAGCGAGACTGGAAATGGATGACTGGACACGCAAAAATAATTTCAAGAAATCTGCATAATCTGCTTTTCGTTACGAATTTTAGGCGCTATTGTGCTAAGAGTCGTAACAACGCAACGCCGCTTATCTTCTTCCGAAACCTCGCCAAATGGCGGGGTTTTTTGTATGCTCCTCTCCACGACCAGCCGATTGATCTGTTTTAATCAAGGAGAGTTTGCGATGAGCGATGAAAGTTTCGATCTTACAAAAATTCAGGAAATTCGCACCACTGACGACTTAGGGCAGGCCAACCAAGGCTTAGCAAGAGGCTGGGTACTGCTTAAAATTTCTGAAGACATAACCGGTTGGGAAGATGGAAGTAAAACCAGCAGGTTGACTTACCATTTGGGGAAACCCAAGACCTTGCCAATTTAATTAAGCAACCTGAAATCTATAATGCGAACCTCGCTATCGGCGGGGTTTTTTCGTTTTTGCATCCTTCGTACAGCGGCCAAGTATCTCTGGCTTCCAACCAGATGACGCCGGTTCAAATCCGGCAGGATGCTCCAAATATGGGTAGGTCGTATAAAGGTCCTTACGGTTGGCTGTTAACCAACTTATCGTGGTTCGATTCCACGCCTTCCCGCCAAGTTAGCCCTGGACAGACGTGTCATGTTTTAACCGCTATTGCGTCAGGGCAGAACAACTTTACCCCTTCAAGAGCTAAGCCATTGCGAGTGCCGGAGATAAGCGCCGGGTGGGGTGAATTACAAAACGCCAATACAGCGGGGTGGCGCCCGCAACTAATTAAAGGCCAGCCTTAGAGCTGGCTTTTCTGTTTTCGTCCCTGCCAATCAACTAACTCTCAACCGTGATCCTGTGTGGCAGCGGGCGTCTTTAATGCATAAAAATCCGCACTCAGGCGGATTCTTTCTCATTGGCTACCCAACGGCAACCGGGCTTTTAGGTCTCGACAACTCAAAAGCTAACCGGATTTGTCCAGTTCAGAAAGTAGACAATTCCTAATTGGACAAGTCCCCGCTCAAGGGGTGGATATGAAAACTATGCCGGACAAAATTGCTTCGGCTGCCTCGTACTGCACGTCAGGTGGCCTAATCTGCGGAGGTGCTGGAGGAATGTTTCAATGGCTCCATGGCCTCGACTGGAATTTTATAGCGCTGATATGCGGTATCTGTATTGGTATCGCCACTTACATCACAAACCTGTATTTCAAGCGCCGCCAGACAAAAGCGTATGAGTCCGCACTGAATCGCGGATATATCACAGCTCCACCACAGGATGACTGACTATGGCAATCACACCTGTATTACGTCAGCGCCTGGTTGTCGCCGCGAGTGGTGGTGCTATCGCTATCGCTGCCGTGCTGATCCCCAATCTTGAGGGTAACTCTTACACGCCATACCGCGATGTAGGCGGGGTGCTTACCGTGTGTAACGGCATTACCGGGCCGGATGTTGTGCAGGGGAAAACCTACACGCAGAAGGAATGCGATGCGCTGCTGCAAAAGCACCTTCAGCCTTACTCCCGCTCAGTCGAACGTTCGGTAAAGGTCCCATCGAATGCATACCAGAAAGCCGCGCTTATCTCTTTTAGCTACAACGTTGGCGTTAATGCATTCGAGCACTCATCTGTGCTTCGCAACCTGAATGCAGGTCGCTATCAACAGGCGTGTGATGGACTGCGCAGCTGGGTATATGTTGACCGGGTGAGAGTTCAGGGGCTGGCCAACCGCCGCGAGGTTGAGCGCGAAATTTGTAACTGGGGTGATCGCGACTCATCAGGTTCAGGAATCGTGCCTGGTGTATCAGACATTGTGCCCGGAGGTCAGTAATGGCGCTCAGCAGAATCAAGTGGGACGCTGTAGCCATAGCGGTGCTGATTCTGCTGGTCATCGCCCTCTGCGTCACCGTAAAGCTTCAGTCATCCTCAAAGGTATTGCTCACTCAGCAGAATGAACAACTGAAGCAGGAAAAGACATCAGCCGAGGCCATCACAACCAACGTTCTGAGAGCCACAGCACTCTTCAACGACATCGCTCAGGCAACCCATGATGATAATCAGGCCAGTAACTCAGAAAGCGAGGGAAGGGTGGTTATCATCCGTCAGGCGATTAAAGGCGATGTATGTGCTGCTCAGCCTGTTCCTGCTGCCGCTGTTGACCAGTTGCGTACGAACCGAAACAAAGTACGTTCAGGTGCCACCGGTTCAGA